TGCAGATCTGGTGTATGCCTTTCCCTTTCTTATCAAATAAAAACCATCTATAAGATCCTTTACTTCACCACAAACTCTACATTTTCTTTCTGTTAAAAATAGATGATTTAGTTCAAACTGATCCTCAATATCCATTAATTTGATACTCCAGAATAAGTCTATAAAAATTATCTCTCATAGCAATTAGATTTACTTGCTCTTGTGGGTCCCCACCAGACCACTTCTCTACTGCCTGAGAAAGACCTGTGTGTATACATCTTATTCCATGAATATTTAATTCAATTGACATATACTCTTCATCATTCATTATTGATACTCCCACATATATGACCTGTCTCCATACTCATCAGTATGCCAAACGTCACCATTAGAGTCAACTTCTCCAGTTAATGATTCTGTACCATCCAATATGAATCCAAATGGTGCCATGTCTTGTTCAATTTGATTCTTTTGTTCATCATATATTCTTTTGCGAACATCCTGATCAGTAAGTTCTTTAAAGTAATCCTGTGCTACTAACCATGCATAAATGACTAGACACATTGCAAGGTCATCGTTACAACCTTCCTCTGCCTCAAATGAGTTGTGTTTTTGAATAAAGGTTGTTAGTTCACTGATGACTTCATAATCATTGAAGATTAGTTTATCTTCCTCAATCATAGTCTTTAGATTAAGACATCCAACCTTCTTAACAGTCTTAGACATCTTGAGACCTAATTGAGTTTTCTTTCCAGAGAATCCTTGCCCAACAATTTGACCCGCTCTTCCTCTCATAGAACACATCAAAAGGTTTTGATACTCTAGATCATACTGAATAATGGCTGCAACTTGATCTCCAACATCATTGACTTCACATAAAATATATGCATCATTATATGCCTTTGCTACATCTACAATGACGCTAGGAAAAAGCATAGGTTTAATTTCATTGTTCCTATACTTTCCAACTATCTTATGTGGGAATGTAGTTATATCAAATATCACAAATGCTGAGTAGTCTCCACCAACTCCCCTAGCAACGTCAACTGTAACTACATAATCTCTATTTTCTTGTGGTGCTTCATATACATCCAATCCCTTGCTTCTTTGAATAGGATCATCATAAACCAAAGTCTTTAGTTTGCTTGGATTAATAAGAGTATCAACAGATCCTAAGAATTCACATTCAAACTCAACCTTAAACTGCTGCTCAGAAGTGTTTGCAATAGTCTGTTCTTTCCATTTTGAGTCTCTTCCTGGGACTTCTGACCAATGAACATCAGTTGGAACATAAGCATTTTTATTTCTCTCTGCATCATGCCACATCCTATAGAAGTGGTTCATTCCATGTGGAGTGGAAACTATAATTACTTTTGTTTTTGTACCAGAAGAAATAGTAGGATAAACAGAGGCAAAGAATTGGTCTGCAATATGGTTTGGAATAAACGCGAACTCGTCAAGGAATATGATATTATAGGAGCCACCTCGGACAGCAGATGCAGATGTAGAAGCAGCCAATATCTTTGATCCATTTTCCAACTCCATTGATCCTTTGTTCCATGCAAGTATACCTTGCTGTAACCATTTTGGTAGGTTTTCATATGCAGTTTGTAACCTACCCAAAAGGTCTCTAGCAGTAGATGCCTTGTTTGCTAAAATAGCAATGTTTACATTGTCATTAAAAATAGCATAATGTAAAAGATAAGACACAACAGTTGTAGATTTGCCTGTCTGTCTAGGCATCTTACAAATGTTAAATCTATTATTATGGAAATTCTTAATTAACTTTTCTTGAAAGTCATATGGTTTAAACAATTGCAAACCATGGTCCAAGGTAACAATTTGGACATAGTTGTTTGCAAAATAAACTGGGTCTTGTTTACACTTAACAAATTCTAAGATCTGCTCTTGAGTAAATTCAATAGCAGTATTAGCTTTCTTTAGTAGGGGATTACCAAGATATACATTATCAGACATAAAAAATTACCTTTGTTCAATCCAGTTTAATACTGCAAGTGCTGCTTTGTTGGTGTTGGGAGATGCACAAGCAAGAGTATAAGTATCACTGATTGTACCAATACCAGATCTTCCAATTTGTAGTGCTGCTTTATCATCAACATTAACCAGAGAGGCACCACCAGAAATCGTAAATCCTGAAAGAAGTGCTTGACCTCCAGTGAGTGCAGTTGCTGTAGTATCATATTGCATAAAGGAGTTTGGATCTGGATGATCTTCCCAATCCGCACCAGTTAAAGTTGCATTCTCAAAAAGTCTCCAATACACATTCGTGTTATCGTTCGTTACTGCCTGTAGAGATCTCAGTAACATAACTGCCTGAAGTTGATCTGTTTTAAGACGCAAACTGAGGATTGGATAGAAAGTGTTTGCGAGAGGCATCGTTGTTCCAGTGATGTCATTTGAGACACTCAACAAAGTACCAAGTTTTTCTGGTTCACCTTCTTGGATTAAAGAGTTAGAACCTTGATAAAGATAATGAGTTCCAGCAACACCAGTTACATTCTCAATCTCAACACGAATTGGAAGGAATGGACTTCTACACCAAACTAAATCATTGACATTTGAGTTCTCAAATTCATGGCTAACAATAGTCTCATTTTTCATTAACCAATTAAATGTTACACCACCTGCACCATACCATTCATAGTTAATGGAAATCATCTGCTGTTTTGTAGCATCAGCAGTTATACCAGTGTATCCATTACCATCAAACTTTTCACCATTCCAGTTTTCTCTGGTTACTCTTGTTTCTGTGGTGATACCAGATGCACTGCTGCGAATTACATAAGAATATGTTCCCCCATCATCCTCAAAGTAAGCACCATCAGTCTCATTAAACAATCCGAATCTTCTGCGAATACCTACTTGTGGTGCTTCTAGACGAATTGCAAATGCAAGTGTTGCTGGTCTACCAGGAATGTATCTCATTACCTGTTTAGTCTGCCTGACAACCTTACTACCAGCAGTAGAACCAACTTCCATAACCACATTACTGGAAGAGGTATTATGAGTAGCAGTTGCAACACCAACTAAACTCTCATCCCAAACATCAGTCTCCTTACCATACTGGAAAGTATTGAAGAAAACTGTTTGGAAGGGAGCAACCTTTAGTCTGTTATTGTCAGAAAACTGAGGTCTCCAGTCCGTTTGGTTTCCCCAGTGATCTGCAATATTATAGGTCTCAAATAGACTCCTCTCCTGATTTAAGAAGTCTTGTGTGGTCTTATTCCAAATTGCCATAAATCAAATCCACTCTAGTTTGCCTGGATGATATCTATTTACTTTAGTAATGTTTGAAGTACTTTCTAGAGCAGGGTAAATGTTATGAACAACTGCTCCAGGATAATCTTTTTGTAGCTGTTCTGCTAGATCTTGCTTGGATGGAATACCATGCTCAGACACCATTTCAATTCTATAAATGCTGCCTTGCCAAACAAAATCTGCAGAGAACTCTTCTCCAACTTGCTGTGGTTGTTGAGATCCAATATTCAAGGTGCCATTAAAATCACCCTGAATATTGATGCTTTCTGAAATAAACTCTTTATAACTTTTCATATCAGCAATTCCAAGCTCTAAGGGACTTATTGATTCTGCTATCTGGATCAGAAGCAGTTTTCTTTGATGTAAGTTTTTTCTTCATACCTTTCATTCTTGCACAGAATGATGCCCTTCTCTTATTGCCAACCTTCTTAGAGGGTGCTTTCAGATCAGACCCAGGATTCTCTCTCTCATAAGACTTACGTCCTTTTTCATTGAGACCACCAGAAGGATTTTTTCCTGCTTTTCTGGTCCATGCTGCTGCTTCAGTCATGAACTTAGAATAGGTAATACACCCCTCTTCAACTGGAGATTCAATGTCTAGTTTATCTGTGGTGTACTTATCCCACATTGATGGACCCCAAGAACACTCTTCTCTGGTCTCATTCTTTTTACACAGTAGGCAATACTTTTGTTCCCCTGCATTCTCACCCATTAACTTAGGACCAGTTCTTTTTCTTTCTGCAGCTGCTTTTTCATTTGGATTGGTGGTATTTCTGGCAAGATTTCCAATCTTAGCAGCACGCTTTTCTTTATTATGTGCTTTAGGATCAATTGTTGGGGATAATTCTTCTTTCTTTGTAGAATTTCCCCAGTTCTTGGCACCTGCTTTTCTACACTTAACCAAAGCACCTGAGGCATATGCAGAAGGCCATACAGAGTAACGAGACTTAACCTTATGGTAACAAGCATCTTTAGTTCCACTACCCTTACCTTTCTTATCCTTTGCTTCATCAAGTTCCTTCTTTGCAGGAACTTGTGCTTTTGGCATTCCCTTCTTCTTGTTGGCAACAGGTTTTGGTTTACCATCTCTTCCGATAAAATCGGAGGGATAAGTAGCTTCTAACATATCAGTCTCTTCTTTTTTCATTTTCTTCTTTGGTTTGTCTGTGGAAACATAAGTTGGTTTTGCAGCACCTGACTTACTTTGTTGATTTGGATCTTTTTCTCTTTTCCTTCTTACAGCAGATTTTATTTCACCTTTTGACATGCTTTTTAGTTTTGAACTAGAGAAGCATTTAGGGGTTTTCTTTCCATCTGATTTTTCATTAGCACATGGAGATCCATCAGACTGAACCCAACCAGGCTTGCCATCTTTTGATCTAGACTGACTAAACCATTTATGAAGACTACCCATTGACAAACACTACTCTTCTTTATTATTTAGAAGACCTTGTTTTACTAGTTTAGATAATTCTGCAGTGGATCCAACAAATAGTGCATTGTTAACAGTTGTTGGTCCATTTTTAGATGGTGCATCTAGATCTTTCATCTTCTTCTGAAGATCTAGCAACTTATCACTTACATCCCCAACTGATTTTATAAGTTGTCCAGCAACTTCAAATGCTCTTGGATGACCAGATTCTTGAGCAATTTCTAAAATTCCATCAATTGCCTCTTGACCTTTACTGATTAAGTTGTAAAGATTTGCTCTTGTATATGAGTAGTCTTTTTGTGGATCTTCAGGAACCTCTGGTTTTGTTATAGGTTTTGGTTCAACATCAACTATCTTTGAGTCAATGTCTAATGCTTTATCAATAGGATCAAAATTTTCTTTCATACTTATACATCACTTCCTTGAGAATCACTAAAAGTCTTAAAGTCCACGAAGTCTTCAATCATATCATTAAATCCAAAATCATCTCCAAATTCAATTAGATCTGCATCTGTACTATCTATGACACCATCATTGTTATAGTCTTGTTTTGCTTCTGGAGTTACAGTGTATCTAACTTCTCTCTTAGCAGTCTTAAGTGCATCAGTTGCATAATCAACTTGAACTTTTCTAATTAGACCTTGTTCATCTTGTGAAACTTCATTGAACATATAAGTCTTTGCTGTAAAATTAAGAG